CTAAGCGGTAAGGGCAAAGCCTGTGTCGGGTTTGCTACGGCTTTATTGCCAAGGAAGCGGTCAAAGATACCCATGCCCTTAGTATCCCACAGAAACAAAAAAGCCCCCTTGCGGGGGCTGTATTGTTCTGTCGTGCTTAGATGGTTGATATCGCGATTCGTGCCATCTTTGCAAACTCTGGTTCAAGATCGGTGAACACTTCGCCGGTTGTTACATTGACGTACAACTTAGCATTGATAATCTTGCCTGCTTTGCTGTTGCTGATGCGCTCACCGTTCAAGGTGACGTTACGGAGTGAGCCAGTGTTGTACTTTTCGATTTCTAAACCAAGGATGCGCTCTGGCTTGAAGTAAACTCGGTGATTCGTTCCGCCAATCCATTCCTTACCACCAGCTGCTACCAATCGCTCAATAAGTTCCATTGTTCTATCTCCCTGCTTGATGTAGATAATATACACTCTAAGTATATACACGTCAAGTATATAGGGATATATATTTTAAACCGCTCCCCAACCTTTGCGCTGTCCGATCACCTGCCAAGCGTACGCCATAGCGTCCACCACGTCATCATGCCTGCCAACCGGAAAGGATAACAACTCATCCTGCCAGTAAGGTGGCAAGCCGTCTGTATGCACAACTTGCCCTTGTTCGTACCGGGCTTCTAAAGGCCCAAATCGGGTCACCTTGTCACGGTCGGGACGTATCCCCCGGATAGGTAGTTTCGTCCGCCTCATAAGCTCCTGCACGACAGCGGCTTGGTATTGCACCTGCTCTATGCCAATCATAACCGGATGCCACTTTTCAGCCATTGCCTCGATGAATCTAAGCACGGAAGCAAAGTCTGCCCTTGTCCGGTTGACATCCAGCACGTAGATCGTGCCATCCTCACCACGGGACAGAGCCACCACGGCGGTGTAGTCTGCTTCCGCCTTGGTACTGATGGCAAGGTCAACGCCAAGGTAGACCGGCAAGCCTTCAGGGGCATCACCAAAGCGTAACCACTCCCGCTTGATTCGCGCTCCCGCAGCATCCACGAACTCCGCCAAATACTCTTGCCTAAACGCGATGCTCGGCAGTGACTCCCCGGCTTTGTCTACCTCCAGCGGATCTATCCAAGGGTTAGCCGTGGTGGGCATCTGCCATGCCATCCAGTCATCATCTACACCAGCCATAGCGTGTAGAGACTTGAAATAGTTACTACCCTTTGGCGTGCTTAGGAAGAAAGCATCACCCTTGTAATCGGTAAGCGTTGGTCGGATGGCTTCCGTCCAGGCTTGCTCCAGATGCCTTGCCATGGCGGCTTCGTCAATGATGACCCGCTTGTACTTACGTCCACGGGCAACGGTTGATGGGTCATCCAAAGTCCAGTAATCGATAGCCGCCCCGGTTATAAGTTCGATGCGCGGTGCAGGTGTCTGCACAGCTCGCCTAATCACCGGGGAGTAAATCCTTTTATGGTCGTTGTACGCTTCCTCAAGCAAACGATACGTAGGCGCAAACCAAGCGCAAGGTAAGCCGTCTTTCAGCACTGGATCGGATAGCAAGTTACCGCCTAGTGTTGTCTTACCAAAGCGTCTCCCACAGGCAAGCACGTTGTACCGCTTGGCTTCCCGCAGTATCACCTGCTGGGCATCGTGAGGTCTAGGAAGCACAAGGCGGATATCAGGCATTACCCGTGCTACCTAACCCACCAACACGGTCTTCTAGCGGTACATCATCCCCGGTGTAGTACTGCACAAAGACAACCTGAGCGATGCGCTCTCCACGCTCTATCACCCAATCACCTTGGGTACGGTTGTGCAGTAGCACCTTGATTGTGTCCCCGTAGTCAGCATCAATAATGCCGGGGGCATTGGCAACAGCAAGACCACGCAATGCAAGCCCTGACCTACTGCAGACCATAGCGCAAAGATGTGGTGGAAAGATGGCAAGTGTCCCTGTGTCAATGCCTACGGTAGCACCAGCAGGAATGATGATATCCAGCTGAGAGCGTAGATCGTACCCGGCAGAATGCTTTGTAGCCCTTGTGGGTTTCACCCCGTGAAACCGTATATCTGTCATTCCACAATCTCCCAATCATCAAATATAATCAAGCCAAAAAGCACGTCGTAAGGCAATGATTCTCCTGCGAGTTTAGTTAAGTCAAAACGATAATGAAGTCCAGATTCATCACCTGTCCGCACATATGCCACCCAGCACTCTGGCTCCCATTGTTTACTGCGAATCTTTTTGCCTTTTAGTAAGGCATCAAACGCCTGTCGTTGTGTAACGCCTTTATTCATGGCTTGTCTGCGTACTCCACGATGACCTTGACCGGTGAACCGTCTGCCCCGGTCTGCTCTATACGACTTGACCACTCGGCCTTGTGCTTGCGTTCAAGCCACCATGCTGCCGCCTGCCAAGTCGTATCAGCTGCTTTCTGGATGATAGCAACGTTGCGAACCTCGGCATCGGACTCTGCCTTTTTAACAGCCTCCGCAAATTCCGACTTATCAGCAAGCCAGTTTGCAAAGGTATCTTCTGAGATTCCAGCGTATCCACATGAAGCCCTTCGTGTATTGCCTGCCCTGAGTGCTTGTGTAATACGGGTGATTGTTTCCTCGCCGTACTTGCTTGGTCTACCTGCCATCTAGTACCGCCTTCTTGCCTGTAGCGTTTTCCCATCGCTGAATGATTACATCGCAGTACTTAGGGCTTATTTCCATCCCGTAGCATTTGCGTCCCAACTGCTCCGCAGCAAGCAGTGTTGATCCAGACCCTGTAAACATTTCAAGGACTGTCTTTGCGTCATGGTTACCGATTGCCTTGAGTGCCAATGCTACCGGCTTCTGAGTAGGGTGAAACTCGTTGATGCCGTCCCGGTCTTGATTCCAGACCGTGGCTTCGGTGGTCTCTCCGCACCATCTAAGTGTTGAGCCTTTAGGCTTGAAATACAGGCATGGTTCATGCCGTTGTTTGTACTGAGCATTCATAGCGGCATAGGTTGCGTTTGTCTTATGCCAGATTATAAGAGCGTGTACCTCGCATCCGTTGTCATGCACTGCGTTGTATACGTCTCTTGCCTTTGAGCCAGCGAACCACATATAGCAAGGCCCATCGACATAAGCCAACGCCACCGGCAAGAAGTCTGAATAGATAGCAGTACTATTATCGTTTTCGAGTTTTTCCCGATTGTTGGTTTTTGTATTTCCGTCTTTTGTGAATTGAATACCACCGGAATAATCAACGCCATACGGTGGGTCAGTGAACATCATGTCGGCTTTAGCACCACCCATCAGCCTCTCAACATCATCTACCTTAGTGCTGTCCCCGCAGAGCAAACGATGGTTACCAAGAATCCAAAGGTCTCCCGGCTGGCATCGTGTCTCGACTACCTCCGGCACTTCATCCGGATCGGTTAGCAGTTCCTCCGGCTCACCTGTCCCGGTCAAGGAATCAATCAGCGCATCAAGGTCAACTGCCGAGTAGCCCGTACCATCCAAGCCGATAGGCGTATTAGCAAGCTCCGCCAGAATATCGGTAATCTTGGTTGTGTCATCTTGCCCGATACGGGTAGTGCGGTTATCTACTACCAGAATCCGCAGCTCTTCTTCGGGTGTAACATCAACCCATTGAACAGGCACGGTTTCCCAGCCTAGAGCCTTGGCAGCCATCACCCGATGATTTCCCGCTAGGATGTGCTTAGTAGCCGTGTTGACCACCACAGAGCCGTACCAGCCATTGACTGCTAGTGACTTCTTAATAGCATCTACATCACCGTGGTTGGCGTTGCGTGGGTGATGCTTGAGCAGGTCAATAGAAACCTGCTCAATCCCCTTGTTTATAACTCTACTTGCCATTCCATCCAGCCTCGATTTTCTCTTGTGTGATTTTGATAACGGCAGCCTTCATCCTGTCTTCGTCAATACCGCAAGCCTTCGCCCTGCGCTTAACGTCAGCGTACAACCACCGTGTATACATCTCGTTGTATACCGCCAAGCATCCAGCACCGAGCAGGACACCAAGAGCAAAGAGAATCATTTGGCTACCTCCCCGGTACGCGGGTCAAGCTTGACTACAGCCCAATCAGTTGCAAACAGGTCACCGGGTGAAAGGCTCAGTTCTTGCAACTGTGTCTCCCTTCCGCCTGGGGCAAGTAGTTCAAAGACATCCCATAGCTCGGAGTATCGCAGTAATACCGCTCCTCCCCATTCACCACGAATAACTGCCTTATCGCCACCAGCCATCAAGGCTTGAATAACTTCACCAAATCTCATCCTAGTACTCCCATCGTGATTGGCAGATGCTCAACCATCAAAGCCTTGATGTTGTCTGCAATCTGCCTATGTTCCAGCTGCGTATCTTCTTGCGTCCTGAGCTGCACGTAATGGATCCAAGACCTAACCGTGCCAGACATATACATCGTGGTTGGTGTGCATAAAGGCAAAACCATTCGTGCAGTCTCTGCAGCAATGCCGGCACGGATAAGACCTGTATATGCTTCATTGGCATCCCGCACTGCCCGCTGTGCATCCTTGATGCGCTCCTGCTGTTCTTCGGTCAACTCTGCCCATTCTGGCAAGGCTTTAGAGCTTTGGCGGTTAGTTGTACCAGCCAAGCGCATATCGCTCAGGTTAGCCATTGTGTGAACCTGTGCATACCTTAAACTAAATTCCTGAAAACTGAAGGAACGATGTCGCAGAATCTGCGGAGCAATAGCCCGCGTGGTCTTTATCTCAACGCACATAGAAGCCATCTCAAAGATTGACCAGTGGCCATGCTTGATGCAGTAAGACAACAACCTACTGACGTCTGGGTTATCTTGGTTCTTAGGGTTGGACACCCTAGCGCAGTACCCGATGACCTGCTCCGCTTCCGGTGTAATCCAGATAAGCTTTGTCATTCCACCACCGTCCAATCGTTAGCCAAGATGTCAGCACCACGGAAGTAGGCAGGGCCAGCATAGTGCCGGTTACCAATGCCATCCAGTTTGTACATAACCAAAGCATTCTCACGGATTGAATAGTGGAGTCTTGCACCATCTCTGGCAAGAAA